GATCTGCACGCCAGTGATGGCGAGGACGCCCCAGCGTGCCACAGTCACCGACGACTGGCAGTAGCACCACGTATACGGCTTGAGGACTGTTGAGCCGGGAGCGCCTGACGTGCCTGCATTCGCACCAAGCACTATGTCAGCAGCATCCTGTGCACGGTTCCACGCTCGAGCCGAGATCGCACCTCGGATCGGCTGTCCAGGCTCAATGCGTCCGTCTGGGCGAGGCATCAGGTGGTCCCTATGCCGAGCAGCGAAAAGTCGGAATCCTTGTAGACCTTAGACACGTAAACAGCCTTTGGCTGCTTTAGCAAAGTGCTGCCCGATACTGCGTCTTCATACCGCACCCACAGATAGTCGTGGCCTCGTTTTGAAATTCCGGTAATGCTTCCGATGGTCTGCCCAGTGACGTTCTTAGATGCGACAAACCGAAACGAGAGCGACCACGGCCCTCGGCCACGCTGGTCGTCCCATTCCTGCGAGCCGCTGCATCCCATAAACAACACTTCGCCAGCCTCAAACCCTCGAAAAGATGCGTTGTTTGTTGTGCCAGTCACTCCAGCGACACCGCGTATCCATGAATTTGTGACATAGACATTCGGAACGTCGTACTGCTCTTGCCACTGCAATTGCGGAGTCACAACGTCAACGCCGTTGACGCCGTTGCCATCCATCCCAATCGCCCCGCTCATGTTTGTTGCGGACGATGGAAAGCGATACTCAAAATCCAGACTGCTTCCAGAGCCAACCGAATACGCCTGCGTGATGTGCTGCGTTCCGCCTGTCGTGTCAAAAGAACGCGACCGCTTGAGCGGGTCGGTGCCATCCTCGGCGCCGTTCTTCTCATACTGAATCGTCACCTGCCAAGCGTCGTCGCCAAGATAGGAGACGCTGTATTGCTCGGCACGCAGTTTCATTTCGGGCAGGCCTGGATATTGCCAGTACCCGTCCGCAATGATTTTCGCACTTGCGGACGTATGGAGCTCAACGTCGTCAGTGGTGCCGAACACCTTGAACGACCGCGTGTATGAGCTCGTCGCCTTCTTGCCCTTGCGGACAATCGTGGCCGCGCGAGAGTCGCCGTCCTCAATCCATGTGAGTGCCATTACGCTGCCACCTTTCCGCCGCCTTGGCCTACCAGTTCCTTGACGCCCTTAGCCGTTTCCTCGGCAGCCTTTGCAGTCCGCTCTGCTAGCGAACCACCGAAGCCCATGCCTCCGAGGTTGTTGGACGAGAACGTGCCAGCGACTTCTGCCTTGCTGGTAGCCGAGTCAGAGCCGGCAGCACCTGCGCCTGCCGTGGCGTCCTTCTGGGCTGACGCAGACGCTGAATCAATATTTACTCGAGAGAACGCGGCGTAGTAGGCGTCAAGAAGCTTTGATTCCATCTCGCCGCTGACGTTGCCTCTCTGTATCAGAGCGTCCATGCTTGCGCCGATGTTCGTAATTTGGTCCAGAGATGACGCCGTCTCAAGAGATTTAAGGAGCTCGGCAGCTGTGGCCGCATCCTTCCGGCCTTCGCCCTGGCTTGTCGTGACGTTGGCGAGGTTGCCCTCTGCAGCAGCAGTTGCTGCTCGCCTTTCGTCGGCACGCTGGGCGTTGGTGGCCTGACGGCCTTCCTTTGTCGCCTGCGCGTCGTCCTTGATGGCTTGTTCCCTGTCTTTGCGATCCTTCTCTGCCTGTGCGTTCTCCTTTGCCGCCTTGCCAGTGCGGCCCTCAATTCCTGGCCGCTCCTGCCGACGCTGCTCTGCCCTCGCCGCGTTCTTGTCCTTAATCTCCTTCACCCGCTTCTCGGTGTCCTTTGCTCCTGTGATGAATCCCTGCACGCGAGTCCATGCGATCTGGATGCCAGCGACAAGATTGTCAAAAGTCGCCATCACTCCGTTGGCGATGTTGTCAAAGAAACCCATGATGAACGCACCCATGGTGTTCAGCAGGGCAGCCGAGTCCGTGTAGATCTTGTCCCACGCGATGTAGATGCCCGAGCCGATGTCCGTAAACACGTCTTGAAATGCCGCCACCCACGGATCAACGTAGGACATCAACGCTTCCGTGCCACGCAGCCAGCCAGCCACGAGCCCGGCCCACAGCACGTCCATCGCACCCGAGAGATCACCGGCAGCGACGGCTTCATAGACGCCATTGAATGTGGTCGTGGCAGTCTTGCCCAAGTCGCCGAGGACGACGACGCCATCAGAGACGGCAGTAGAGAAGCCGCCAGAGATAGCACCTCCGGCCTCTGAGACGTATCCCGAGACGCTTGAGAAAGCACCTGAAATCTGTGGGGCTAACTGTTTAACTGCCGCACCAACACCAACAGCAGCAGCAGCCAGCAAGGCAAATGGGGCCAGCGGCGCCAGCCACGCAGATGCTACCGCTGCTGCAGACGCAACAGAACCTGCCACAGCCATCGCAGCCGCGCCGAGGTACGACGCAATTCCAGCCACGGCCCCACCTACAAATGCCAACACGCCTGGCAGCGCCGAAGCTACCCATGCAGCACCAGACCTGACAGCGTTTGTGACGCTGGCAACTGCAGCCATAACAGTTGAGCCCACATATTTCGTAAGCAAACCTGCTGCTGCCGTTGCGAATGCCGCAAGTCCTGGCAACGCGGAGGCTACCCACGACGCACCCATCCTGGCAGCATTTGCGACTGTTGCTGCCGCAGCCATGTAGACATTGACAGCGTACTGAGCCAGCCTGGCGGACGCACCAGTAGCCCACCAGACGAACGACTTATACGTGAGCGTCAATCCGCCAACGATGTCGCCAACAAAACGAGCCATGCCGGAGCCAGACACGGCAAACAACGCACCACGCAAGGCACTTGACGCCATCACTACGCCGTTGAGTCCTCGAAGCGTGGCCGAGAAGAATCCAGCACCAGCGGCGATGCCGCGATTGAATCCGGTGAAGAACACCGGGAACATCGCCGCAGCCGCAGTCGAAGCGGCACCGCTCATCCGTACAAAGCCTGCGGCGCTTGACGCGGCGAATCCTCTCAGCGCCGTAGCAGATGAAGTGGCAAATCCAGCCATGGCACCGCCAGCGGTGGCGGTGAACGACAGGACTGACGCGGACGCGCCGAGCATTGACGAGCCGACTGAGTTGGCAAGTTTAAGTGTGGCAGGCATCGCCATCGTAAAGCTCTTGGCGACGCCGCTTGCACCTCCAATCAGCATCGTCAGTGGCGACACAGCCAGAGAGGCTGCTTTGCCGAGCACGTTAAACGACGTAGACGCCAGAGTGATAGAACGCCCGAGCACCGCTAGGCCACTTCCAACCACCACCAGAGCCGCACCGCCCTTAAGCACTGACACAACAAGCGACTGATTCTCGCTGATGAACTTGCCGACGTTAGCGGCAACGACGGCAAGCCCCTCTGCCAATTTCGTTAGCATCGGAGCCACCGCAGAACCGACTTGGATAAACGCCATTTTCATTGAAGACTTAACAGCGTCGACAGCATCGCCGAGAGCGTCAGCTTTTGCTGCCGTCTCAGTGTCCATGATCAGACCTAGACGCTTTGCCTCATCGGCAAACGCAGCCATGCCAGCCGATCCGCCTTCAAGCATCGGCAGGATGCTTGTCCCAGACTTGCCAAAAATCTGCATTGCGACGGCTGCTCGAGCACCAGGGTCTTGGATGGACATAAGCCCGTCCGCGATCTTGCCCATCTGCTCATCTGCGGAAAGTCCAGACAAATCGTTTGCAGACAGCCCAACCATCGCCAATGCGTCAGCTGCTTCTTTACTGCCATTACCGGCTGCAAAGATCGCCTTTTGCATCTTTTTGACGGCAGTCTCGACGCCTGACATGTCTGTGCCTGTCTGCTCTGCCGCAAACTGCAAGACAGACAGAGACTCTGTAGCAACGCCAGTGCGCTTGCTCATGTCATAGAGTGCACTGCCGACATTTGCGAATGCCATGGCAGACGCAAAGATCGGGCCGACAACGCCAGCACCGATCGCCGCCATCTTTGTGCCGGCTGACGACATTGAATCGCCAAGCTTGCCGATCTGACCGTTGACCTTTCCCAGTGCCGAGAAAAACTTCCTCGGATCGGCACCGATCTCAACAAATACGCCGCCGGCTCTGACTGCTC